ACTTGGCGTTGATGAATCAGCATTTCCTAGATTTAAACCTGTTATGATTGATAGTATTGATGTTAATTATGGACCAAGTGGAGAGGTAGTTATTGCACAAGGTGGTGTACCTCAAGGTATTAAGTTAGGTGTAAGCTGTAAAGAAATTGAAATTCAAACAGCAGAAGATTTTAGGGACGAGTAATGGCACAAAAATATTTCGAAGATTTTCCAATTATAAAATACGAAGGAAGAACCGTAAGAGACATTTCAAGACGAGCTTCTTTTGTAAGAGCCGTAGCAAATAATCCTTTCGTTTATTATCCTTATACAGTAAAAGAAGGCGAGAGAGCTGAGGATATTGCGAATGCATATTACGGTTCAGTAAATTATGTATGGCTTGTATATATGGCAAATAATATTATTGACCCATATTACGAATGGCCGATGGATGCACAAACATTTAACGATTATTTAGTCGCAAAATATACAGAAGAATCAGGAAGAATTGGTGAAGATGTAATTGATTGGACTAAAGACGAAACCGTTGATGAGAATATTTTATATTATGTTAAAAAAGTATAGGAATAACAAATGGCAGCAGTAGACGATATAGTATTAGCACCGGAATCATTCCGAACAATTTATCTTCGTAGAGAGGACCGAGTCATTCTGCGTACTGAAAGAGGTCAGAAGATAATTGTAAAAAGAATCATTCCTGAAGATTGGGTACCTTATCGTATTTATGAATATGAATCTCAAATTAATGATAATAAAAAAGAAATCTTCTTATTTGATAACGCATACTTATCAAGATTAACTTCTCAATTTGTAGACGCAATAAGTACTGAATAATGGAAACTTTTAACCCTGGATTTTGCACAGTTGAAAAGGCAGATGTTACATCCCATGATGGGCGTGTGAAATCTATCCAGGCGCTTATACACTCTATCGTAATGACCCAAAGTATTACATCAACTGGACTTGCTGGAAATATTAAGGTATATGACTCAATTGGATTCTTACATAATTTTCCATTACGAGCTGAAGAAAAGTTAGATTTAAAATTAAAAGGTCATGACTTACAAACGGAAATAAACATCAAAGGTCAAATTACAAAGATTGATGATGTTAGTAAAAATACACAAGGTGATGGTTATTTTTATACATTACATTTTTCTACAAGAACTTCTTATAACGCAGGTCTAGGTAATGTCATAACAGCTTTTAGAGATAAGACTGGATCTTATGCAGCAAAGAATTTATTTAAAAAGTATTTTAATTCAAATAAAGATTTAAGCGCATCAACAAAAGTTGAAGAAATGCCTCCTGGCTCAAATGCATATGCACTAACAGCGGATAAAGGTAGAAGATTTTATATTGAAGATTCAAAAGGTCAATTAAGAGTATTGGTTCCTGATTATAATCCTCATGATGCAATGGTATTTTTAGCAAGCAAGTCAATGGCAAATTCTGATTCGCCTTCAAATAACTTTCGTTTCTTTGAAACTTTTGAAGGGTATTACTGGGTAACTGATGAATGGTTATTAAAGAGAGCAAAATTTAATAAAGATAGAATTAAAGATTTTTATTATTTAAACTTTACAGAACAGAATCCTTTATATGCTGAAATAATTACAAAGACCATTACTTCTTTTAACAATTCAAGCCATGTTGATACAGGAGCAGATTTACAAAGCGGTGCATATACAAACACAGTATTAGAAGTTGATTTGACAAGTCATGATGTAAATTATTACAATTATGATTACGAAACTCAAAAGAAAAAGTATGCAGGAATGTCGGGTACACCAAAAACTTCTAATGCAGGAGCAACGCATTCTTCAGATTTTATTAAAGATACTTTTACAACAGAAAATGGAAAGCAGTATGTAGTGTATAGAGATTGGCAAGATGATGGTATGCAACAAAAACCAGAACAACAGCCTAGACCTCCACAAAAGATGGTGGAAATTATACAGAATAGAATTGCATATAGACACCATTTAAATAATTCAAAAGTACAAATGACAGCAACAGGAAGATTAGATTTAATGCCAGGAGATGTAATTAATTTAATTACACAAGATCCTACAATTGAATTAACTAGTGAAATGAATGAAAGATTAAGTGGAAAATATTTAATTTCAAATATAAGACACCATATAACTGAAGGACAATTAGAAACACATATTGATGCAGTAAAATATGGTTGGGAAAAAGGTATATCATGATAGATGGCTCAGGAGTAAGTAATCCGTTTTTCTTTTTAGGAGTCGTTGAAAACAACGATGACAAGACACATGAAGGAAAAGTACAAGTTCGTGCGTTTGGAGTACACGGAACAGAAGACGATATCGCAAATGTAGATTTGCCTTGGGCAATCTGTGCATCAGGTAATTACGATTCAAATAATCCACCACCTCCTATCGGAGCATTTGTATATGGTATGATGATGGATGGAAGAATGGCACAGCATCCCATTGTATTAGGAATGATTCCTGGCTTATATAACAAAGAAGGTGGTGTCACTACCGTTCCGTCAAAGAATGCTGAATTATTAGCAAAAGGTTATTCTCCAAGAGATTTTAATGCAGGAGGTGGTCCTGATAGATTGGCTCGTGGTGAATTATTAAATGAAACATATCTTTTAGAGCAAGCAGCAAACAGAGTTCACGACCAAAGAATTGCCGACATGGATGAAACTTGGTCCGAACCTCCACCGGCTTATGCAGCAAAATATCCATATAATAAAGTAATTAAAACAGGTAAGCACAGTATTGAAATAGACGATACACCAGGCGGTGAAAGAATTATGATTCACCATGACTCAGGTGCTTATATTCAAATTGACAGTAAAGGTACAGTTTCCGAAAGAGCAGAAGCAGATCGTTATGAGATTAATATCGGAACAAAACATGAATCATCAGGTCATAGTGTAGTTACGGTCAACGGCAATGCTCATGTATATGTAAAAGGAAATAAGACAGAAGAAATAGAAGGCGATTATAAAATGCTTGTTCATGGCAATGCCGAGTTTGGTGTTGGTGGACAAATGAATTTAAATGCAAGTGACCAAGTTCAGTTAAGAGGAGCTGATGTTAAGCTCGAAGCAGGACAAGGTATTATGACTGTATTTGGTAAAAAAGAAATACAGTTTGAAGCAACCAATCAATTAAACTTCGTTGCCAAGAATATTAAAAATACAGCATTAAATACTTTCGATGTATTTTGTACCAAAGCAATTAAATTATCTACACCAGGTGATATACATAATGCTGCTTCAAATATTATTAACCTAGCAAGTGGTTTAATACCTCCTACATTATTAACAGGAACATCAGTACCATCACCAGGATGGAGTTTAACAACTCCTGCCATGCAAATTGCTTCTGTCACAACTTCACATACTGGAGTATTCAATACAACTGCTATTAACTCAGGCGCAATTACTTCAAGCACTGTTGTGAATTCTCCGTCGGTTATTGCTACATCAGTCGCGGCAACAAGAGGTGACTTTACAACAATAGGTGCACCATTACCTTCAGGTCCTGTATCTTATAATGGAGGGTATAGTGTACCAGTTGCTTCAGTGTCAATACCGAGTGTACCTGCTTTATTACCTCCTGCTGTTTCAGCACCTGTCGTTGCTCCTGTTCCTGGGATTACTTCAGGTTGGGCTTATCCTACAGGTAATAGTGCAGAGTTCTATGCTAAGATATTAAATCCTGCATCGGCATTCTTATCTATTGTTGCTGATTTCTTACCTATTGATTTAGGTGCATGGGGAATGGATATGGTTAAAGCACCAGAGCCACCAAGTAAATCAACTGCGATTGTACCTAAAGGTTATTTTGCGATGGGTTATTCAGGTGGTTATATTTCTGCTCTTGATGATTCAGCTAAAAATCAAAGTTCTAATATTGGGATCCTACGATGACAGATTGTGTAGACAATAGTAATCAGTTAGTTCAGAATACTCTAAACATTTCAAATACTGGAGTGGTGGACGGTGCAGGAAGATATACTCTTGCACAAATTGATGCCGTGACTCAATCAGTTGCTGAAAGTATTGTTAGAGATGCAGAATCAAATCCTTTAGGTAGAGCAATTAACAAATACGGTGACGGAATATATCAAGCAACCGATTACTTAAATGGATTATTAAGACAAAAGATTGGATCTCTTGATAGTTATCCTGACCTTGCTGATAGATGGAGAAGAGGCAATATTTCTAATATAGAAATGGCTGACTTCTTACAAGCATATAACTATGTACCTGACGGTTTCTTAAATGAAGGTGATTCACTTAGGTTAGCAAGAAATTTAGATTCATATTATAAAAACGATTTTAATACTTCTATCTTAGGTGGATTCTGTAATAAGTTTGACCAATTCTTTGCATCGGTTGATGCGTTCTTTGATTTAATTGGAACTGTTGAAGGTATCATTGCTGATGCCATGGCACTTGTAAATAAAATAAGATCATATGATGGTATAGCAGACTTATTCCAAGAAGGAATTATACGAGCTCTTATTAAAGAAATTAAAGATAAGATTAAAGAAGTCGTTGATAAAGTCTTTAAAGAAGTACAGGATATCATTGATAATTTTGACCCAAGTAAAATTACTGAAGGAGCAGAAACATTTGTAAACAGTAAAGTCGTAAAAGGTATTATGACAACAAGAGAACAAATGTGCGCATTCTTTACTGAAGAGAATAAGAAAGGTATTAAAGACAAATTAGTTGGATTAATTGATTACGCAGTAAGCTTATTTAACTCACCTGGTATTGAGGAAATACAATACCTAGTTGCTCGTGTTTGTGCCCTCGCAGGCAACATAGAAGCCCTTATAAGGGATATTAATAAACCTCTTGATGATTATACAAGGAGATATAGTACTATCGTAGACCGTCTTAAAACGATTTCCAGAGTTAACGAGTCGACGGCGGTGAGAGCAGGAGCCATAAGGTATTCTCCAACAACTAGGCAAGAGGTAATAAATAGATTAGAAGGCAAATGGACTTCTCCTGGTGGAACGGTTGTAACGAATGATGGTAATGAAATTGAAAATGTTAAACCAATAACACCAGAAGAATATAAAAATTTACCAAGATGCGGTAACGTATTTAGTGGTGCAGATTCAACATTTGGTGTTGAAGGTGAATCCTTCGATGAAAAAGAAGGAGATGGAATATACGCATGGACAAGGGTTGACCTTGATGTGAAAGTATATTTGGTAAGAACTAAAGAAGCGGCAGGTGTCCCAGGCAAACTTACTATTACTGAAGGCTGGGTAA